CTACCTATAGTGTACCATAGGTAGCGTGTGATGTCCAGTTGTGAGGTTTCGTGTCACTTTGTGGACTAACGTGTTTTCTGGTTTAGATGTAGCAAGTCTTCCTTGCGTGAAATTAGTGTGTAACCTTGCTTTGGCAGTGGAGCTATGCACCACCCAAGTCTTTGCTCAGTGGCAGCAACGTCACCGCATTTGAGACAGACCCTATAGCCTAGCTTGGCGCGACCTACTGGGAACGTGTCCCCACAATCTTTGCACTCCATTAGAACGCCACCTCGTCTTCTATCTTTGACGCGGTAAACATTTGCAGCATCAAGAACGCTGTGTTGTCTGATAGGATACGCACGTCATCTAACCGCGCCGCGTTGCGCTCAATCCATGCCTCGGCAGTTACGATGTTAGTTGCTTCGTGGATTACTTTGTCTGAGTGCGTGCGGGTGGTTGAGTTCCAAGCGAACCCTTGGACTGTTACTGTCTCTTTCATAGTGTCTCTCCAGTTGTTCGGGCAGATGCCCGAAAGTTAAGTTACGGTTAGATGGTGCTGTTAGTGTAGGGTTACGTGTTGGCCGGATAAGTTACCAACCTTACTAACCATATAACATATTACCACATAGAGAGAGCAATAGCTAGTTTTGGGAGATGGTAGTGCCTCGTGGTGTTTGGTGGTAAGTCCCGTCAAGTTCCAACGTGGGGGTCTGTATCTACTTGATTTAAAAAGAAAGTTCCAAAGTTCCAAAGTTCCAAAGGTATATACATAGATTTGTGAAAGGGGTTTTAGCGAGAAGGTGCCCTCTTATACAGTCCAACAAAAGGTTTATATATATACTTATATTATTGGAACTTTGGAACTTTCTTCTACTTTCAATAACTTACGCGCCATTTGCTTGGAACTTCTTTGGAACTTCTGGAACTTTCTTTTACTTTCAGATACTTAGACGCGTGGAGCTACTCCCTTTACTGGTATCGGAAGTTTCGGGCAGTTGCCCGAAGTACAATCTAGTGACATCTTATGGGCTAACCCGTTTGGAACACGCGTAAACGTGTCATGCGTGGAGCTACTCTATTTACTGGTATCAGAACTTTCGGGCAGATGCCCGAATAAAAAAAGACCCGCCGAAGCGGGCCTAGTAGCGCATTGTGGTGCAATGTATTGCCTAGCTATCACAGGCGTTGCGTATACGCAATAAAACTTTCGGGCAGGTGCCCGAAAAAAAGACACAAAAAAAGGGCCACCCGAAGGCAGCCCTTGTAGAATGTTATGTGATTAGCAGAATGTTTTGACGAAACCTTTGACAACTGCGATCGCATCGTCGTGTGCAAACGTCTCAGGGAAAGGCTTGTCGCCTTGCAACAATTTGGTTGCCTTTTCCATTAACGCGGCAAGGTCTTCAATGGCCGTCTTAGGCTCATTCGCGCCGCCAGCCTTGTACTCGTCTGGCGCTGCCAGCTTATGTGCGGTAGTCAAACCACGTCGCACAGTCTTGAGCAATTCGGTGCGGCGATCCTGTAACACCTTACGCGCTGCCTTTTGCAAGGCTCCTGCATCCTTTGGCAATTTGGTCGCCAATTCGGCACGCTCTGTTTTGGTGTAGCAAATCATGCCCGCTGCTTCCACACGTCCAGCGTATTGCTCGACCGACGCTGTGCTTTCCTTATTCTTGGCAGAAAGGTAATCGCTTGGCAGGATGCCATTGGCAACCATAAGAGCATATGTAGAAGACAACTGGCCTTCCGCTCTTTTGATAACCTGCATTGCACCAACCTCAAAACATCCTAGGTCTGCGGTCATTGTGTCCAATACTTTTGCGCCAGCAGTGGAAAGTGTCTCGATTGTTTTTGAAATAGTTGTCATAGTAAAGTCTCCTGTATTCGGGCAGGTGCCCGAAAGTTATATCGATCAAACGACGTATTGCTTGCCGTCTCGATGTAATCAATATGCCATGTCATAACGTGTTATACAATGGGTTTACATACTAAATGATATTAAACACCATTAAAACTAACTGATTACCGTTTGAGTGGTTGCCCAAAACAAGGTATGATAGAGGGCACCCCATCCCCACCCCCCGCGCTGTCATGTAGGATTCCGCCGTAGTACTATTATTACTAATCTACACGAATAAATCGGTATTTTTTGAAAACCCCCCACCCCTTTTTAGAAACCCTTGCTAAAAAATTTTTTGTACCCTAGTATTACGTTACCGGTTAACTACCTGCGAAATGATATGACATTGAATCTAATGCCCGAACTAGGTGTACCCTTAGAGGATGAAGCAAAGCAGCTTCCGCTACCCAAACGCACCGCTGCGCTGGCTAAAACAGTGACAGAATTAGAGAGCCACGGGCTAAACACCACTCCAGATGAAGCTGACAAAGAGGTTGCCACTACTTTAGCCACTGCGTATGCCAGCGCACCAGATAAAACGTCCCGAAAAGTTACCAACAAACGCGCAGCGAAGTTAACGCCCCCGTCTATTAAGATGGCAGGAGCTATAATAGAGGAATTTAACCACTCTGTAGTGGAATCTTCCAAACAACTGCGCAACTTAGTGACAAACAAACTCATCATAGAGTCAGAAAACCCTGATCCACGGGTACGTATGCGTGCTTTAGAGCTTATGGGTAAGATATCAGACGTAGGGTTGTTCACTGAGAAGTCCGAAGTGACCATTACCCATCAGACCACCGACGATATCAAAGAAAAACTCCGTAGTAAGCTGGCGAAGCTAGTAAACCCAGAGCCAGAAGTAGAAGACGCCACCATTCTATCCGCTAGAACACTAGATGTTGCTGAAGAGTTTGGGTTTGACGACGATGACTGAGGGTTTTGACTTCAATAACGACGATATTGACCTCATGCTGGCTAATCTTGACTCGTTTAGCGAGGAAGAGGTGGCTGAGATTGACCGTATGGTAGACGAACTGTCTACAAGGTCTAAAAACAAGCGTGCGTACGACGATTTGATCGAGTTCTGTAAACTTATGATGCCTGAGTTTATCGTGGGCAAGCACCACCGCATTCTTGCTGACTTACTCATGGGTATTGAGCGAGGGGATAAAGACCGTATCTGTGTTAACATCCCACCACGCCACGGCAAATCACAACTTGTGTCTATCTTCTTCCCAGCATGGTTTTTAGGTAGGAACCCAGACAAGAAGGTTATGATGGTGTCTCACACCACAGACCTAGCGGTAGATTTTGGTCGTAAAGTACGTAACTTGATAGCCCTAGACGATTACAGGTCTATATTTCCCACTGTGAAACTCGCACAGGATAGTAAGTCAGCAGGTCGGTGGAATACCAACGTAGGTGGAGAGTATTATGCGTGCGGTATTGGCTCTGCACTTGCTGGTCGTGGCGCTGACTTGCTTCTTGTTGACGATCCACACTCAGAGCAGGATGTAATCAACGGGAACTTTAGCGTGTTTGAGAAAGCGTATGAGTGGTTCACCTTCGGCGCACGGACGCGATTAATGCCCGGAGGACGTGTGGCTATCATACAAACACGTTGGCACCTAGATGACCTTACAGGGCGTGTGGTACGTGACATGGGTAAGAACGAACGTGCGGATCAGTATGAAGTTGTTGAGTTCCCCGCTATTCTAGAGGTTGTCAGTAAGAAAACAAAAAAAGTAACTCAAAAGCCGTTATGGCCTGAGTTCTTTGACCTAGAAGCCCTACTACGTACCAAAGCCTCTATGCCTGTGTTCCAGTGGAACTCGCAGTATCAGCAGCAGCCTACCACAGAAGAAGCGGCTATTGTTAAACGTGAGTGGTGGAACGAGTGGACCCCAGATACACCGCCGTCCTGTGAATATATTATCATGTCGCTTGACGCCGCAGCCGAGAAACACAACCGTGCAGACTTTACAGCGCTTACCACATGGGGCGTATTCTTGAACGAAGAGACCAGCGCGTACAATATTATATTGTTAAATAGCATAAAACAACGTATAGAGTTCCCAGAACTTAAACAGCTTGCGATGGAAGAGTACAACGACTGGGAACCAGACGCGTTCATTGTGGAGAAGAAAAGCTCTGGTGTAGCCTTGTATCAAGAGATGCGGCGTATGGGTCTACCAGTGTCTGAGT